AGAACGGGGTCTCACGACTCCGTTTTTTATTGGGCTTTACTTTCTTTACCTTTTTCTTATTCAGCAGTGAAATCATTTCCATGAAGGACTCGGGGTCATCTTCACTTATTTCACCATTCTTAAACGCTTTCTCGACCAGGGATTGGATTCTTAATCGGGATACTAGGCCCATGATCTTCTCAGATCAGAATTCCATTCGGGTCTTGCTTTTGGTGGAACACTGTTATGCGTCACATTACTAACATTATTGACATTATTAGTATTCGGTGCCACAACAACACTTCTGTCTTGACCACCTTGCATTTTCACTTCAGATTCATTTTCTGTTAATTCCTTTTGTTGTTTAACTACTTCCATTTTCTTTGCTACCTGAACAGGGTCTTGTTTAACCATACCAAATGCTGCACGTTGCCTTGCTTGTCGTGCTAATTCTTCATTCTCAATCTCTGGTTCTATCGCAGTAAAAGTTGCTCTTCTTTTCTTTTGTTTCTCCAGTTGAGCATTTCCCGCTTCACCCTGTGCATTGTCATCAGACTCCATATCTATTGGTTTGGGTGGTGCTGCTTTTGCCCATTCATACACAGAATCAGGAACAAAATTAGCACCAAAAGATCCCTCCGCTGGGAGAAATGCTCTAACAATTTCTTTGAATGCCTCTGATATTGTATGCCCGATATTTGACATACTATCACTAAAAGTATCCCATACATTCTGTATACCACCGACCAAAAAATCAATCAATTTGGTAAACATGTCCTCGAAACTAAAGGAATCGAGGGCCTTAGAGGCATCTGCGAATCCCATCTTTTCAAGTATCCATGATACTCCATCCTTCAAGAGATCAAGAGGTTTCATAATTATAGAGTTGACCAGTCCCTTAATAGCACCACCTATAGCACCAAGAACACCACCAGTTTCCCATCCCTCCATGGCACCAGTGACAGCATCAAATGCCCCCATGATAATAGTAAGAGGTGCTGCAATCTTAGATACTACTCTAGCAACATTACCAATCCCCAACCCAAAACTCTTTAGACCACCGAAAATAGATTTGCCTTTCTCAGCAACCTTAGTAATACCAGATATTGCCTTCGTAGAACCTTTCATCATGTCTTTAAGTGCCACGAATGGTTGACTAAGGGTCTTTAGAACATTACCGATCTTAGGGAACTTCTTGGCCCATTTAGTAAGTATATCAGTCACACCCTTAAACTTACCACTAACGAAATCGAGTCCAGACTTTAATTTCCCAATAAAATTTGTTTTTAATTTCCCTAGATTGACCTTAAAGAAATCTGTTAGTTTGGCCCATCTAGTAGTAATCCATTTAGGAGTAAACGCCTTGATAACAGTGCCCATTGCTTTCATGACACCAGCAATCGTACCTATCACCCCTCCTATAGCAATCCCTAGTCCAGTAAGAAGAAGACCTAATCCTTTAAAATTGCCAAATGCAGCATCTATTTCATTTTTTTCTGTGTTGTCTGATATTGTTTGTAATTCTTCAAGTATTTTTTGATTTTGCTCAATCAGCAATTCAGCACGAGCAATACTTTCTGCCCTCATTTCTTTATCAGACAAAGAATTTCCCTGACTTTTAGACCTCCACACTTTAAGTAGATTGATCATATCTACCTGAATCTTAGTCTGTGCGTCAGACGATTCTAGGGTTTTTGCTGTTACTTCACTAAGATCTTCGGCCATTTCTCTATTTCCTATTTGCTTGTCTTATTCTTTCGTTTTCTTCTTTAATGTATTCAGTCAATAATCCAACATATACTTCCCTCTCCCAAGGCATCATATTATCCAATTCAGTCAAACTATACTTGTGATGTTGCATCATTGCAAAATTGGTTTGATAATGACTCGTTAAACTATCATGAGAGAGGTTTAGGAGAAAAAACTCGATAACCCCGTCAATTCAAACTCATTATCCTTTTTACATTCTGAGCATTTAAATTTTATATCTGCATATGTTGTAGGTATATTAGAAAAGAACTCCTGTAACTTAGTAAAATGAGTTCCGCCCAATGATTCGATAAATGTCTGAAGTTCTTCTGTCGTTTGTTCTTCAGAAGCATATATCGTATCCCCATCATATATCGAATCAATACATGATATCAGCATAGCAAAGGTCATCTCTATTTCAGATACATCTGTATGAAGATGCTCGGACAAATTGTCTATGGTAGGATATTTTAAGTTAATGCCAATCCTATCGTCCAAGGATATATGCATACCATCCTTACTCTTGTTTACATTTTTAACCTTGACTTCTTTATCCAAATCTATAGTAATAGGGTTGGATGCCTTGCACTCATTACATTTGGCAATGATAGAAGATGTCTCTCCCGATGACTTGGTTCTCAATTTACAGAATATATACTCCAAATCGAATGTAGTCAATGTCTTAGACTTAATGGCACCAAAGGTGCATTTTTCTATGACATCCTTTACAGCACGGAGTAAATCAATTTGATTCTGCGACTCCATTGCTATCATTAGTATTTTTTCTTCTCCTACAAGGTATGGTCTATATGTTATAGATTTTCCTGTGCTCGGTACTACTAAATTATATTTTGGTATATTTGGTACTGGTAATGCCATCTCAATTCACCTTTTGTTATGATTAAATAATATTGCTTATTGTTTTTCCTACTGCTCCTAACATGCCATCAATAAGTCCTTGTTCTTCCCAGTTATCATATGTCATGGTAATAGTACATCGCATGGCATCATTCTCTGTTGCATTAGATAATTCTACTGCATTTATGGTAATTGGAAATGCATTAACTAATTTTACTGATTGAACAGGCACAAAATCAGCACTAGACATTTGCTGAATTATTACATCTGTCTGGTATACCTGTTTATAATTCAGTTTCATTTTGTTTATATTTTCGTCTGGTGGGACAATAAGATCCATCCAATTCTTGAAATATTTCCATATGTAATAATCATTCGTCAAAAGAAATGTGAATGAGATTTCATCTGTCATAACACCATAGGGCATCTTTACTGCCTTGACACCTGTTCTAAATTCATCAGTATTAATTTGTCTACCAGGAAGAGAACATGACTCGCAGAGAAGATATAGGTCCCTTGGGTCATTGAGAACAGATGTCGCATCAATAGTCCCACCGGATGCCGCAGTCCTAACAGCAGTTCCAATAGCACTGCCTATTCCACCACCGCCCCCTGTGAACAAATTTTGCCCCGCAGGGTTTGTCATGTATACAGCAAACTTATTTGCTCTTGCCATACCCCCACGACGATTGATAGTTGCTTTTAGTGTATCTATATTTGCTGGTAACATTAGTATGCCTTCCTAGATGCTCCCCATACATGGGTCTTATTCTTCTTCTTGAACGATTCTGTCTTGAGAAATATAGCAATTTCCCATTCAGGTGCTTCTACCATTGCGATACCTGCCTGTACATGTTTGGTAAGATAGTGCTTGAAACAGGGAGCAAATTCTTTGAACTTGCTTACTGATTTTAGTATTTGATAATTGATCTTCATCCTAGTGGATTCATCATACTTTCTATTATTCGTGGTCTCCATCAACTTATCTAGGAACTTGGCACGAACCATGGGGGATAGGTAATGGAGGTTCAGTCCATAAAACCCTTCGGGTGCCCGTTCTACTGCGATAATCAATGGGAACGCATCATAGTATGGAAGGGTCTTGCGGTGCTTGGGGTCATAGAAGAACATATACATAGACCCAGACCGAAATCCCTTCTTCTTTACCAGTGCTCTGTCCTTCAGCAGTTTATACTTATCCACTGAACCCAATTCACGCACCTTACCACGGAACCATTTCCTCGAATCTTGTGAGCGAGCCCTGATACCAGAGCGAAATGCTTCTTTTTCTAGTGTGTCGAATAATGAGTCTGCCATATCTTTATTTATATATTAGTGACCTTTTTTCCATATAACATATAATATAGCAGGAAGACCAATCCCTAGATTGATGAGATGCCATATTACCAGTGGGTCCATGTCCAAGAACCATGATAACTCAAAAGAATGTGTTATATTAACAGATTTTACTTGACTTTCTTGTGAAAGTGTGGTATAATAGGGCTGTTCACGGAGGAGAGTGAAGAGAGTAAATTTAGTCAGGCGACCACCCCAGGTCAGTGGATTTGTGCATATCTACTTGTTCATTAGCAGGTTCAAATGCCCCCATAGAGTTCGTTCTTCTTTCGACCTCACCCGACTCCTTATCATACTTGTATGTGTGATGAACACCATTAGAGTCTTTATATGTCTTTATACGTCCAGTGCGATCATAGGTCTTCCATGATTCCCAGAAGTCCTTTGATGCCCTTTCATCAAGGTCTAGAGTAGTCTTGTTCTTTACAGGGATTATAAGAGTTGTCTTGTAGTGTAAAACCTGAGAATTCTTATTATATGTGTACCAGTGCTCATGCCCATCATCACTCCAGTATACTAGGTTATCATTTTTATCATATTCTGTATTTTCCATCATAATATCTCATGCGGTTAATAGTTTAATACCGAATCCCTTGAGGGTCTTTTCTGTCCATATCTGAAATTCACAGTTATTATCTTCAGCAAACTTCTTTGCTGCTTTCCACTTACTCATATTCTTTATGTATATTAATTGTTCTTTTATCACCTTGGCCTTATTCTTTATACGTCTAGAGGGAGGTTTGGTCTGCTTCTCTGGTTTAATCTCAATGAGGTATTTCCTTCCATTACGAGTCATGAAGTAGAGGTCTATAAAATATCTGTGCATCTTATTATCAGTCTCACAGAGGTATGGTATAATAACATCCTCAGAATTCCATTCTATAATATCATCGTTCTTCTCTATCCAACGAAAGGTCTGTCTCTCCCACA